AGGACATCGTGCGCAGACGGCTGCGGGGTACGCAGGAGAAGCTGCGCGCCTACGCCGCGCGCGAGGAGGAAGAGCGCATCCGCGCCGCGCTGCGGCGCGACAGAGCGATCGAGCACTTCCGCGCGCTGTGCGCCCAGGCCGGAGAGCTGAGGGCAAAGCTGCCGGACTTCGACCTCATGGCGGAGCTGCAGAGCGACACCTTTGCCGAGATCACCCGTCCCGGCTCGTCCGTCACGCTGGAACAGGCCTTTTACGCCCTGCACCCGGAGTTCCGGGCGCGGGAGGCGGAGGAGGCCGCGCGCAAAGCGGCCGAGGCCGTGAGCGCCGCCGTGCGCTCCGGCGCGGCCAGACCGCGGGAAAACGGCGCGCAGTCCGCCTCGCTCGGCGCGCCGGGCCACCGCAGCATGAGCAGGGAGCAGCGCGAAGCCCTCAAGCGCCGGATCTATGCGGCCGGCGCCCAGGGCGACCACCTCCCCGCCGGACACTAAACTCAATTCAGGAGGTAACATGGAACATCTTTTCGACATCCAGTTCTTTGCCGACGCGGGCTCGCTCGTGAACGGCACGACCAACTATCCCAACGCCTATGACGCCACGGCCTCGGAGTCCTTCTCGGGCAGCAACACGCTGTCGGCCGAGATGAAGGACTTTTACGACACGGAGCTGCTGGAGAACGCGCGCGTGGAACAGTTCTACGCCCAGTTCGCCAAGCGCCAGCCCCTGCCGCACAGCCACAAGGGCACCGTGGAGTGGCGCAAGTGGAACACCTTCGCCCCCGCCAGCCAGCTGACCGAGGGCGTCATCCCCACCGGGCAGAAGTTCGGCGTTTCCGCCATCACCGGCACGATCGCCCAGTACGGCACCTACACAGCCATCACCGACCGTCTGGAGCTGCGCGCCTATGACGACGTGATCCTCGGCGCGACCGAGGAGATGGGCGCCTCCGCCGCCGAGACGCAGGAGAAGCTGATCCGCGACGCGCTGCTGACCAACCCGAACGTCCTCTACTGCGACAACATCCTCAACGGCGCGTTCGTGTCCACCCCGACCTCGCCCGCGACGATGCTGGACGACGCCACCGGCCGCAGCGTGCTGACGCCCGCGATGGTCAACAAGGCCGTCACGATCCTCAAGAAGAACCGCGTGCCCCGCATCAACGGCCGCTACTACGCCGTCATCCATCCCTCCGTCGCGCACGACCTGCGCGAGTGCGAGGGCTGGATCGAGGCGCACAAGTACGCCGCGCCGGAGGAGCTGTTCAACGGCGAGATCGGCGAGCTGCACGGCGTGCGCTTCATCGAGGACGTCTTCGCCCCCGTCCTGAAGGACGGCACCAACAAGAACAAGTCCAACGGCGCCATCTACGCCACCTACTTCTTCGGCAAGGACAGCTTCGGCATCATCGACCCCGAGGGCGGCGCGCTGGAGATGATCATCCACGACAAGGGTGAGATCGGCGGCCCGCTGAACCAGTTCTCGACCATCGGCTACAAGTTCGAGACCAACGGCGCGACGATCCTGTATCCCGAGCGCCTGCTGCGTGTGATGAGCTGCAGCTCCTACAGCGCCAGCGACACCGCGAACTGATTTTTCAGGAGGAGGGCGGGGCTCCGCCCTCCTTTTCACAAAAACGAAACGGAGGATTCATCATGAAAGAAAACGAAAAGCTCGTCGAGGTCTTCATCCCGCGCAACGGCGCAAACCAGGACCCGAACTACTTCGTCGGCGTCAACGGCGTGAGCTATATCCTGCCGCGCGGCAAGAAAAGCCGCGTGCCCGCCGCGGCCGCGGCCGAGATCGCACGTGCCCAGGCGGCGGAGGACGCCATGTACGAGGCGCAGGAGACGCTCAGAAACAAGACGGAATAAGCTTCGGCAGGGAGGATGCGCATGACAGTCAACGAGATCATTTCCATCGCGGATCTCCAGGAGCCCAACAGCTGTTCGAGGGACGAGAAGCTGCGCTGGCTGTCCTCGCTTGACGGGAAGGTCTTTTCGGAAGTGCTGAAAACGCACGCGGACCTCGCCTCCGACGCGGTCTTCACGCCGTATGCCGACGGCACGGAGACGCCGCTGATCCCCTTCCCCTACTGCGAGGGCGTCTATACGCACTATTTGATCGCGATGATCGCCGCGGCGAACGCCGAAACGGCGCGCTACAACCAGCAGATCGCGCTGTATAACGCGGAATACAGCCAGTGGTGGAACGCTTACCACGCCGCGCACCTGCCGCTGCACGGCGGCGCGCGCTTCGTCTTTTAAGGGGGGGTGAGGACACGATGCCTCTTTATCCCAGACTGGCCGCGCAGATGACCGAGCAGGACGTGATCGACGGCTTCGGCGGCTATGACCACCGCCTGCGCATCGGCGACGGCTCCTGGTACGACACGAAAAACCTCTCCTCGGATCACGCGCCGCTGCTTTCGACGCGGTGCAGACGCGCCGACACGCACCGCCGCGCCCGCGCGCTGCTGGAAAAACAGGCGCTCGCCTACGTGGGCGAGGACGGCACGCTGTACTACAACTTCCTGCCCACGCCCGTGACGGGGCTTTCGAGCGGGGAAAAGCAGCTTGTCGGCATGGGCGCATATATCGTCGTGTTCCCGG